ACGGGCACAATGAAACGGTTCCGGCGCTTGTCCCATGTTTTGCCGGAGTCTTCGGCCATGATTTCGCGCAGGTGCCTTACCGGATTGTTGAAATCGAGCACGGGTGTTGCCACACAAATACGGTCGGTTTCGTCGGGTTGGTATTCGCCCCAGTAAGCATAGTAATAATGATAAGGTATGCGCCCGGTTAATTTGTCCATTACGGCCCACCGGCTGAACGACGCTTCTTTGCTGTGTATTTCGACAATTTTACGGCTGGCGCCATTTTCGCGGTTGAAAATAATTTCGGTGAACACGTTAAAAAACCAGTGCATATCGGTCATTTGTTCGAGGAGGTAGTTGTCCATGTCGTTCTCCTCGAAAAATGTATTGATCTCTTTATTGCCGGTATAGGGCAATATCTGCTTTTTGCCGTTCAGGTATTCGACCTTTACGGGCTTAATGCCATCGCCATAACCGGCAACGATGTTGAACCACAGATTTGTTGTCATTTGTGGCAACTTTGATACTTTTTCGATTATTTGCTGTGGCAGGTTGTTGCTTTCGCCCCAGGGGACCATGTCGGGAGGTTCTTTCATTCCCTGAATGGTGACTGGCACCGGCTTTGCGTCGGGGGTTGCAAACATAAGTGAGCTGTCGGTTTGCTGGAGCACGGCAGCTTTTACCCCAGGGAGGTATGCTGTTGTACCGTTGACACTGATAACTGTATCATTGTTGATCATAACATGACTTCATTATGGTTGACCGATAAGAGTAATTTTGCATGTGCAGTCCGGATTTCGCCGCTTTCGACAAACCGAAAGTTGAATGTGTCGTTGTTGAAATTTGACGATGTGCAAATAACATTGCCGCGGACCACATCGCCAGCTTCGGTGCCATATTCGACAAAAAAAGCCTTACGGGGAGCGGTTTGGTCGACCGGATCGAGAAGCTGCCTCACTGCACGAAGAAATATCATTCGCATAGTTATTTCTGATTATAACCTGACGAATGTATACAGGCCGCTAAAAAAGTGAAAGGACAACCTTACAGGTGGTGCAAAGAAAAATTGGCGAAGCGTTCAGCAACGGTCGCCGAAATTGTCACCAGGCGGCGCAAAAAATAAAAAAAGGTCAATTAACAGGAGGCGTGAGGAGTTTTTCGAGTTTCCGGCGTTCGCGGCGGATACGCAGGAGGTAATTTTTAGCCTCGGTAAAATTGATCAATGCCTGGTCTTCGAGTTGGCGCAACTCGATAAGTTTGTCGCGTATTGATCTGATATCTCTCATAACAATAAAAAGCCCTGACTGCCACCCGGAACCACGAAGCGAGACAGCAACGCGAGATGACAGAAAGGGCAAATACGTTTAAGCATGTCGCGCAAACGTGGTTCCGGGAGTAAAGGTAGTAAAAATATTGCAGATTTAATTTTTCGGGAAATCGGATGGATGACGGCCTAATTTTGACATTGCTTTCTCAAAAAGGATGTTCAGCTCCGATTTACCTGATTTGTCTTCAATAAAGAAATTCACGCCAACGGCATCGCATATCGAAACGAAAGTGTCGATCCGGGGCCGGTATTTCAGCAAAAAAATCCGTGAGATATTGGTTTGCAGCAAGCCTGTTTTTTCGGCTATTTGTTCCTGGGTGATCATTTTATCCCTGGCAATCTCAGATAGAAGGAATATAAGTACCTTCCACGAATCAGGATTGCATTTTTTTCTTATTGGTTCCATGATGATGAAAATTCTTTATCGGAAAATAATTCGGCTAATCCTGACAACTGCTTTAGTCTTAGCAGCTCATCGGCATCCATACCGATATGTTTCATGATCCAGGCATCGCTCATGCCAGATTTTGTAAGTTCGGATACGATGTTTACCATCAGGTCAATATCGTGCGACCCGCGGGCGCGGTTGTGACGGATGGTGCTGGCTATGCGGTTGCTGATGTCTTTTTCGATAACAACAACCGGCATCAATCCGTTTTCTCGGTCGTATATATCTTTGTGTTTCAACATGATAGTGAAACGGTGAAACCCGTCGACAATTTCGTATTTGTCGATATCGGAAAGATAATAGCACACAATTGGCATTGTAAAGCCATCTTCCTTTATTGATTGATAGAGTAATTTCATCTCGGGCGGAGCTACAGTATTTGGATTGTAGCAGTTGGCCTGTATTTTTTCGACAGGTACCGCGACGACGTTATAAACAGGTGATTTCATAACAGCGCTTTGTATTTTTCCATGATGTTCTTGCGGCGGGCCATTTCGTCTTTTGTTTGTGAAAAACCCATGTATTTGCAGAGGTGATCATTTTTCATGATTGCGATACACATTCGTTTATAGGTCGGAATTTCCTTAAATTCGGAAATGTCGATTTCGTCGATATACCCCATCCGCACCGGAAGTTTGCTGGTTTTATAATTTGTGCCGGTACCAACTTCAAGTTTCACGCCGGCATCACGAAGTTTCCGGATGGTTTCTCCGGAAAGAACTCCGCCTTTTTCGCGCCAGAAAGTTAAGCTGGTCGAAAGTTTTACCAGGTAATTTTTGCGTGTTTTCTCAGGAAGTGTTTTCAGAAGGAAATACATGTAGCTCTCCCAGGTGTGCCCTTGCGGTAGTTTAATGTTCTTCCACCCCATGGCTGTGGTCCCCCCATAAATGGCAGAGAAATTGACACCATTGACCCGACCGACCATCTTTGCCCAGTTGTTCGGATCGATGACCCGGTAAAGCTTCAGGCTGTCGATGGCCCAATCGTTGAACGGACTGGCTACCCTCATTTTATCGATCGGCACACCGGCCCGATAAAAGAGGTCATAAATCCGGTTATAATCCCAGCGAAATTTGCCATTTGCAACCCAGATATCTTCGGTAAGCCAGTCGAATACCGGATAGGCATTGAAAACATTGGGTGCAATTTCCTTTGTCCAGTTAAGGCCGTTATAATTACGGTAGTTACGATCGCTGTAAATTGCACGCCACCGGTTCAGGCTTTCCTGTGTGCGGATGCCCACCAGTACGGCGGTACGCTTTGCCTTTTTATGCTGGTGGTACCATGTGCTGAACTTTTCCTGCAATTCATAGTCGGTCATCCCTTGTCGAAAGAACCCGAACGGAAGATTGTCTTCGTGGATGGCATCGGGAGGAAGTTGACGCACCCAAATATCTTTCTTCGATTTCTCCCACGGGATCCAATAGTTTTGGTGCATACTGGTTGCACAATAAGCACGGATCGGGAGGCAAATCCGGTAAAGATCGAGGATATCGGAATTCTTACGCAATTCGGAATCGACATAATCGGTTGTCATCTGGTACTGGGCCTCGTAATCGATATGGAAAACACCCAGACTACGTCCCTGACAATTGCGGCGGATGTAGTCGATACATAAATTCAGAAGCACTCCGCTGTCTTTTCCTCCCGAAAAAGAAACATAGATATTATCGAATTCTGAAAACAGTATGTCGAGACGTTGGATGGCTGCCTGGTAAACATTCATAATTCGGCCCTCACTTCCTGTTTTGTTTTCCCTTTCAGGTATTCTGTCATGCCGATCTTCTTCATAATATTTCGGTCGATGAGCGATTCAAGTCCGACATTGCCTGTCAGGTCCCAATAGCGGCAATCGTATTCCTGCCCGGTACGGAATGTGCGGCGGCCGCTTTGGAGGCGTAATGCGTAATCCCAAATCTTATCGAAATATACCGTGTTGTTCAGATGCTGAAGGTTTAATCCGAACGACTCTTTCTGATAGCTGAGAACGGTAGCTTTAGGAAAATATTTCCGGCAGGCTTCACGCGTGGCAATGTATTTACAAAAAATGATAGTGTGCTCTTCGTCGATGGACTTAAAAAAAGCATCGAGCTGCTCAAATTTCGACGGAGTACAGCAGTAAGCATGCTGCATCTTCTGCGTCATTTCGATAAAGATATTGTTGTTTTTCCACTGCAGCAATTCATCGTCAAGATATTTTGACTTGATAAGATTGTATTCATGTAAACAATTGCTGTCGATCTGATAGTTGATATCCTGATAGTATTGCTGTACCTGCAACGATAAATCACATTCGAAAACATAGTGACGGATAAGGCTGTACAGGTAATCAATGTTTTCATAGCCGGTAATGAATTCTTTTGTATACCCCCGGTGTCCTCCGAAATATTTGGTTACCCTTGAATATTCGCAGAATGTATTTTTGAATTCGGCCAGCGACATATTTAAAATTTTCGGAGACAGGAATTCCATCTGGCTCCATAAGTCCAGCAGATTGCGGGTGATCGGGGTACCATTCAGCACCAGCTTATATTCTGCCATTTCGGACAGAAGCAATAAGCGTTTTGTGCGTTTTGCACCGATGTTCTTTATTTTCAGGCTCTCGTCAACGATAACGAAAGGTGATGAAGCATTGTAAACCCGGTTATAAAGGTCAAGCCAGATACGATCGGAACTTTGGATGCTTTCAATTCCGTAATAATGAGAAGGGACGCCGAAGCCACCCCATTTATTTATTTCATCGAGAATTGACGGAAAGCCTTCACGGGGAAGCAGTGAATTGAGCGGACCGATCCAAAATACATGATCGATTGCCGGGATAGCATTGACCAGTTCGATGGCGACACGGGTTTTACCGGTACCGGGTTCCATGAACAAAGCCCCTACTTTAAAAGGAAGGAGCTTTGTGCGGGCAGTTGCCTGGCTATTTAATAAGGCTTCCATGTAGGTTTGATTGAACAGGATCAATGTGCCCGGGTTTGTGTCGTTCGATGTAAAAATGAGGGACCATATTTCCAGATTCATCGAACCATGCTTCTTTTTTTGATGAATACTGGAGTTCTTTTTGCTCAAGTATCCATGCTGAGATCCAATAGGCATCCGATTTTTCGACGCTAAAATCAGCCCCGAAAACCTGCGATTTTGGAAGGATTGCAGAGGACCCGTCGAAAGCAACAGCTTTCAAAGCCCGGTCGGAAATACCGACCAGGCTTTGAAGCCGTACTGAGTAGCATTTAGTTTTCATGTACTTCAATGAAAAAAACGTACCTGTCGATATCGCTGCAAGTGAAAATTCCCTTGTTTTCTTCGTGTGCGCGGATGAAGGTATTGCGACCTTCGGCAGTAAAAAGACACACCCTGCCTTCTTTTCCATTTGGATAAATTTCTTTTTTTACTTCACCGACAACAAATTCGTCGATACCGTCCTGACCATGGTATCCGAAATAAATGGTAGCGATTCTTTTCCCTTTGAGGTTTTGTGCGTATGTGACAGTCAGGATACTTGCTGTTTTGGTTTCAACAGCTTTGCGAAGTTCTTGTAATGTTTTCATTTTATTAGCGCCGTATTGTCCGGTTGCCGCCCGGTTTAAATTCTATTCAAATATATAGATCATTTTTGATCTATCCAAATTTTTTACGATTTTTTTTGAGAAAAAGAAAAAAAAAATACGCCGGCACTCCAATTTGAAGTGCCGGCGTAAATTTTTAGAACCTGATCTGTGCTTCGAGTTCAGCAAGCTTTTCGGCCAGGGTGTCGCGGATTACCCCCATAACCTTTGTGATAACAGCCGAGTTGAAGGTTTTGAACTCCTGCCCTGATGTCATGTCACGAAAAACGAGCTGGTTACTGAAGCCATCTCCTGCCAGCTTGAAGGTCTGGAGGCTCCGCTCCGACTCGCGCAGCTTGTACCATTTGTCGATGAGCAGGT